CCTCCGACCCGTGGCGGTGCCGGCGTAAGGCGCCGCGTCGCGCTCGGTGCCCTGCTCTTCCTGGCCGTCCTCGTCGGCGCCTACCTGACGGCCGCCCGCCAGACGCAGGGCCCGCCGCTCGATCCGGCGTCCACCGCGCCGGACGGGGCCAAGGCGGTCGTGGAGCTCGTCGATGCGCTGGCGTCCATGGAGGTGCTCGACGAAGCGCCCGGGGCCGACGTCGACACGGCACTCGTCCTGCAGGACCGCTTCGACCGTGACGCCGAGGATGCGCTGCTCGAGTGGGTGCGCGACGGGGGCACCCTCGTGGTCGCCGACGTGGACTCCCCCCTGACCCCGACGGTGGTCGGCGTGCATACCGTGGTCACCGACCGGGTAAAGGCGCGACTGGCGAAAGTCGCCTGGGCCAAGATGGGTGGCCTTGCCCAGAACGCCATCCAACGCAAGAAGGATGCTGATGGCCTGCTCGTGCTGGACGCGGCCACTAACTCGCTTGGCGGCGCCGGCACCACCCTGACCTCCGGCCTAATCGCGGCCGCCCAGGCGCAAATCTCGGGCAACACCACCGAGCCGGCCGAAGGGCCGTACGCCTGCGTTCTTCACCCCTTCCAGCGCAAAGACCTGTTCGATGAGCTGGTCGCCGGCGTAGGCACCTATCCCATGCCGGTCGGCGAGACGGCCACCGTGTTCAAGAACGGCTTCAAGCTGCCGATCGCCGGCGTAGACGTGTTTGTGGACGGTAACCTGACCATCGACAGCTCGAGCGATGCGAAGGGCGGCGTGTTCGCCAAGAAGGGCATCGTGCTGATCGAAGGCCGCGCACCGTGGAAAGAGACCCGGCGCGAGCCCGACCTCGGCGGCGGCGCAGACTCGATCTGGCTCTACAACGAATTTGCATTCGCAGAGAGGCTGGCAGGCGGCAGCACAAGTGCGTGGTGTTTCGAGATCTACACAGACGCCACCGCTCCCACCAGCTAGGCATACGCTAGCACGCTAGCTAGCTTATTAACCCGTTAGCCTACGAAAGAGTAGGGCGGGTAAGGAGAAAACAAGGTGAGTACTGATTCAGGGTTCGGCAAGGTTAGGCTTTTCGACGATTTCCTAGGCGATACCTACGACACGTTCCTCTGGAGCGTGCCGGTAGCAGGTTCCGGCGTGGCACCGGCCATCAATGTCCAGGCCAACGGCGTGATCCGCAACACCGTGACCAACAACTCCAGCAGCGACCTGAGTTCGCTTGTGGGCGAGGTCATCTACAGGGCGACCGCTGGAGGGCCATTGATCTTTGAGGCGAGGGTTAGCCTGATCACCAGCCTTTCAGTGTTCTGCTTTGTCGGCCTGACCGGCACCAAGCCTTCGACCACCGTGACCGACATTCCGATGAACACGAACGGCGGCACGTTCACCACGGGGCACTCGAATGCCGTGGGCTTCATGTACACGGGCGGCACGTCGGGCGCGGCCGTGTGGCAGTGCGCGGGTGTCAAGGCCGATTCCGATACGGCGATCACCGCCGCCGCCTCCAAGTTCAACCCGGTGCTGAGCACATTCCAGACGCTGCGCATCGTGCTCAATCCGGACGGTAGCGCCTCGTTCTACATCGACGGCGCCATCATCAAGGAGAACCTGGCCAACGCTGTTACCGCTGCTACCCTGCTGACGCCGGCCATCTGCCTTACGGACGATGGGGCGGCAGGGAGTCTCGACACCGACTACGTGTTCATTTCGGCCGGGCGCGTCTAGGCCGCCAGGGGTAACGGGGCCTGCCCTTTTCGACTAGGCCCCATACACCCGTCAACTACCCCGTTAGGGGTCGGGAAGGAATAACGAAATGGCAACTTCAGCTACACATCGCGGCTGGAAGCTCGTCCACAACGAGGGCATTCTAGCCGCTGTTTACAATGGCGCGATGCCGGGCACCACGCTGCTAGCGGCTAACACGGCGCTAGGCGGCGTCTTCTTGGGCACGCCGGTAGTGCCCGCGTTGGCCGTCGATTCTATCGTTATCAGCAACATGGTGGCCGACGGCGATATCGTGCTCGCCACCACTAGCACGGCAGGCAACTCTCAGGCAGCGCTAGTCGTGGATGCCTCGGCTGGCACGACCACGATTTACGCCGCCGGCGTGGCGCAGTCGATTTTCGGCTCGGGCTCCATCGTATTCAACGAAGCATCAGCCGACATCAACTTCCGCGTCGAGACGGATGGCATGGCCTACGCCATCTACGCGGACGGCGGCCTGAACGCACTGGTGCTCGGCAGCAATACCGACACTTCCAGTGCTGTCCAGCTCATCACCATCAGTCGGGCGGCTCGGACTGCCACTGCAAGCACAGCGTACTACGATCTCATCATTGCACCAGCAGGAGCGGTCAGCACGTCCGGCACGACCCCGACAGTGGCATCGCTCGCCCTCAACGAGCCGCTTATCACGAAGGTCAGCGGCACGATCACCAACGCTACCACGCTCTACATTTCTGGCCAGCCGACCGAGGGCGATACGACTAACTCGGCCATCTTCTTCGGCGCAGCGGCGAACATCGCTTGCACGACCAGCCTTACCTTCAACGAGGACTCGGCAGACATCGACTTCCGCTTCGAGAGCAATGACAACGCCAATATGTTCTGCATCAACGGTGGCGACAACACTGTTGGCATTGGCGGCGCGGCAGTGACCAACCAGACCCTCACCGTCACGAATACGGCGGTAGCGGCGACCGGTCGCCTGCTCAAGCTCTCGGGGACAATCGCGGCGGCGGCCCTTACCGATGGCTACGGGGCGTTCGAGGTAGATGTCACACTATCAGGTAGCCCCACGGATCACAGTGCTGCTGCATCGGCATGGATCAACATTACCGGCGGCACAGTTCCAGTCGGCACCTACATCTGCGCCCGCAATGACGGCATCTACGAAACAGGTGATGCGACGATCACCAACGCCAAGCTGATCTTTGGGGCGAGGATGCACTACCTCGCCACCGACACCGATGGCCTGCGCTTCCCGTTCTCGCTCAACACCAACAACACGACCATCACGGCGCTTTTTGACTGTCAAAACCATAGCGACTTCAACCTTACGGCGGCGGCAGGGACGGCGGCAAACCAACTCCTGCCGTTTGCGCGCAACGCGGCGGGCAGCATCTACTACGTGATGCTTTACACCAACTAAACGATTAGCGGCTTTGGCGGCTAAGCCGAATCAACCGCCAACCAATATCAAGCGGGAGGGTTTATGCAGGTCAGCAACGGGGACATCTGGCAGGCGCAACCAGCGCTAGGCGAACTGCTCAAGGAAAAGCTGCCGGTCAAAACGGCCTACTGGCTGGCCAAGCTAGGGCGCAAGCTGGGCGAGCGCTACCGGGACATCAGCCAGGTACACGACAAGATCATCCAGCAGTACGGCGAGCCGAATGACAAGGGCAACATCGAAGTGAAGCCGGACAGTCCCCATCGCGCCGAGTGCATCGCCGCCATCACCGAGCTGATGGAGACCGAAGAAGACTTCCCGATCGACAAGATCACGCTGCCCTCGGACAACGGGCTGTGTGTCTCGGCCGCAACCCTGCTGGTACTCGAACCATTCGTAGAGGTCGCGTGACCAAGGAGAGGTAAATGCCTCCGAAATTAACCGTCCATAAGAATGCCAGTCAGGTCGTTCAGACCCTGGCAGTAGCGACTCTGGACACGGCAGGGGCCGTGACGTATACCGCTGCGCAAATGCTGGGCGGCCTGATCCTGCGGGATCCCAACGGTGCAGGGCGCTCGGACGTGACGCCGACCGCGGCCCTGATCGTAGCGGCATTGCCCAGCTACATGCAGGTAAACAACGTCACATTTCTCTGCCACCTAATCAACACGGCCAACGCCAACGAGACCATCACTTTGACCGCGGGCGATGGGGTAACACTGGTGCCTGCAACCGTGACGGTGGCGCAGAACGAGAACGCCCTGCTGTTGGTGCGGGTGACTGACGCCAGCGATACGGCCAATCAGGCTGTGACGATCTACTCAATGGTAGCAGGGGGCTAAGGGTGAGTCGCTTAATGATGGGCACCAACGCCGTCAGGATGGACGAGCCGGCCTTCAGCTTGAAGGAGTTGAACCTGCCCACGCCGGACTCAAGGGGCGTGCATAGATATCAAATTATTCGAATACTCCGGGGCGCCCCGCCACCTGTCGAATTCAGACGCGATTTAGGAAATGCCAAGAAATTCCAAAGTGCGGAAATCGTCTTCATTGGCGGGGGCGTTGACCCTGAGACAGGACGCTACTGGAGCGAGGAGACCGTTGGCTCGCTCTACGATATGGCGGAACGCTGGCGGGCAGGCTA